TGCGTATTCGTGCAAGACCACGCCCCAAGTCAATGCCCAATCTCTTTTTAATTTTATCTTAGACTTGTTTGCCCAGCTCATTCCTCTGCCGTTAGAAAACTGGACTTGGGTTTCTTTAATTGCCCAATCGTTTTTAAATATTTTGTCTAGCTCTTTAATAATGTAAAGCACCTCTGATTCTGTAAGATCGCTTTTCTTTACCATCCAAGGTTCTGCGTTCTCCCAGTTATACAGTCTTTGTCTTTGGTAGTCTTTCATGCTTTTATTGCTTCCTCAAATGTTTCTGCCATGTAGTAGTAATCAGCATGGTCACTGCAAGCGTTTCTTCTGACAGGCAACTTGTTACCAATGTCTTCGTAAAGCAACTCAACATCATCTTGGTAGTTTGTCACTTCACACTCTCTACAGTGAAAACATCTTTTTGCTTTTGGGTCATACCCAAGCTCGCTCACCAAAAGGTGATAATGATTTAAGCTGGTGCTTATTACTTCTTTCCATTCACCTTTTTCTTCGTTCCAAAGATAAACTGGTTTGTTATATCCAAAGTCAACATCGGAAATCTTGAACTTGAATACTCTTCCTGTCCAATTTGGTTTAACTTCTATAATCATATTTCCTCCTTATTTATCATCACAAATACAGTATATAGTAAATGCGTGTCGTTGTATACATTTTTATTAAAATAAATTAACACTTATTAATAGTTGTAATTATTTGTAATTAGTTTATTATGGCAACTTCATTAACTAAACGAGGAAAATAAAAATGGTAACTATAGTAAAACCAATAAAAGATGAAGATAAGACTTACGTTGATCCTTACTCAAGTGATCTTTTCTTAAACCACAACCTAGATAACTACAATGCGCTAGACATGGAGACTGCTTCTTATGAAGAGCTTTTTGAAGCTCTGGTTGCGGATGCCACTGAGTTCATCGAGATAGTGGATTCAAATTTTGGAGGGTTGAGCATTGACTACACTCCAGAAGATTACGCTAAGAACTTTATCGAGGAAAGACTTTAATCGAATGACAGGGTGCACTTCTAAAGCTGAGTATGGCAGTTGGCGAAATCGAGGTAAATGTGTGTGACGCTGTAGCACCCGCTGGGACTTTAAGTCCAGATTTCATAGACAGCTAATTTACCACTGTTATAAGAAAGAGGGCAGTCGAAAGATTGCCCTTTTTTTTGGGTCCAAAAATAGGGCTAAAATTAATTAAAAAAACATGTGTAAAAAGTTGTACATATTTATAAATATATGTATAATGGATATGTGGATATGATAAATAACAATAAAGAAGGAGAAAAAATGACAAAATTTGCATCAGTAAAAAAATTAATAGACTTGAAAAGAAAACAAAGACATATCATTAGGTCTTTCAGGCAGTATGACAATATAAATAGTTACGCTTTTGATTTATGGATTGCTTCTGTACAAGTAAACAAGCACAAAAAAAAGTTAAGAAGAAAACAAGGGGAGGTGGCGTAATGACTAACAAGCGTTACTTAGAAAACTGTAAGCATCCAATCGTAGATTTCGCAGAAGCTGAAAGTCCTTATCAAGATAAAAATTATCTTATCGGTGATGAGGAAGACAGATGTTATCTTTGTTGGAAAGGCTTGAAAGACCCCAAAGTGTGGATTCATGCTTGTGAAGGTGGTGGAGAAGTTTGCCACCATGACGACAGTGAAGTTATAACCATGGAATACGGTTGTGGGGATTTGGGTTCTCATCCAATAGGTTCTGATTGTGCGAAAAAACTTGGGAAGATTTTAAAGAAAGAAAATCTTAGACCAGAAGATTACATTCATTACGATGACTAACAATAAAGAAGGAGGAAAAATGTCACATTTTGAAAATTACGCAGAAAGAGTTAGAAGGGCTGAAGCTATTTATAATGGTCAGTTTTACACTAAGTCAGCAAAGAAAGATGCTATGGATCAGCTTAACAGAGCTTACAACGGACTTAAAAAAGCAGCAGACAAATGTTACAGAAATAAACTAAAAGAAGAGTTGGGCACAGACTTTAGTTATATGAGTCCTGAGTATGAAGCCTTTGTAGATGCTAACCCCAGAGACAATATTCCTTTTGACCTCCACAATGTAAGAGAAGCCAAACACTCTGAGTATTTCAGAACCTTTGGTAATGTGTGGGTTCCAATTAACAACCTAGTAGAGCTTAGAGCGTTTTTCAAGGAAGCAGAAATCATAGCCAAACCAAAGAAAATAAAGACTGAAGGTGTTAGAACTGAAAAGTCTGCTAAATACTGGGGTCACTGCCAGCTTTGTAGGAAAAGACACAAACTTAACATAGATAACAACAAAATTGCTGACCACGGATATACGGTTGATGGTTGGAGAGATGGCAGTTGTTCAGGCATACACGCCCTTCCATTAGAGTTGTCTTGTAACTTGGTTAAAAATGAGATTGTGTTCTTGAAAAAAGCCAAGGCTAGGTACGAAAAAATGGAAGCAGAAGGCACAAAGGTTTTTGAAGGTCTTGCTAATGGATGGGGTAGAGAAAAAAAAGGAACTCCAATTTATGGTGAGCCTTCTAAGTACATCAAATACTGCGAACAAGACCTTAAAGTTTACGAGGCTTTGGTTGAAAAATGGTACCCAATCGAGATCAAAGATTTAGAACTGGTTATTTACGATGATTAATAATAAAGAAGGAGAAAAAAGAAGATAAAGGTTTATAAGGAGAAGCAAATAATTACAAAGATTTGCAATAGTTTGTAAACTATGATTTAATGGAGGAAATATGGCATACAAAAGACCAAAAAGAGAAGACCAGCCTACTGAGGTGTATGTAGCTAACAGCTACGAGTTCACCGCTTGCTGTGGCTCTAGGTTGCAAAAAGACAGGGTTAGCTGTGATAAATGCAACAGGAAGGTAAGCAGAGTTTACTCAAAGGGTGAGGAGATACATTTCTTGAAAGAGATTTGGTATCACGACCTTAGAGAAAGGTTTGGTGTAGGAAAACCAGACTTTTACAAAGAAGCAGCAAAAGAATTATTTAAAGATCACCCGACTAAATGGAAACAATGGAAAAAAAACCAAGAAAAATAGAGATAGCTGGTGGAAGTGTCTATCTTTGCTATGAAGATGAAAACACAAATGTTTCACATGAAACAAAGGTTTTACACAATAAAGAATATAAATACCAAAAAACTGCTTTGAATAAAGCTCACAAGCTATTGTCAGACAAAGAATACAGTTTTATAGGCATAGGTAAAAATATAAGAGATGAAGAATATTATCAACAGTTGATTATAAGAAGAGGTAAGTATGACAGATGGTTCAAAATAGGATTAAAGAAAAAGTTATTGCGTCAAGTTTGGAATCCTACTTTAACTTTTCTTAGGAAGGTGCCTGTTCCTGTTTGGGATTACGACCTTAATAACAAAGAAAAAGAATTACTGAAAAAGTATTTAGGAGACTTTGTAACAGCAGAAGATTATGAAGATGGTGCTTATGGAATATATAAGGAGAAAGAATGAAATGGCATGAAAAATTTACCAACCCATTAGTGTTTGGATTCAGTTCTGAAAAATATGGTGGCATAGATTGGAGTTGGAAAAACCAAGAGAGGCAATGGCATCAAAATTGGTTAGCTAAGAAAAATGATGTGGTCATACACACCAAACTTAGCGCTGAGAACAAAAAGGCTGTGCTTGATGAATTTATGACTGAGGTTGATAAAGAAAACCGAAGGGTAAAAGATAGAAATAACCAGCTTGCTAAAAATAGGCGAGCCAAAAAATAATAAATTATGGAAACAATAAAACTACAATTAAACAAAAGACTAGGTGCAATGCTCAAAGAAGTGGAGCAAGAATACAACATCTCTCCTGAAGAGTGTGTGCTTAATCACTTAGACCACTATATTAAGACCACGAAGGATTTTTTAGTCGGGCATAGGTTCGAGTTGCAATCAATCGTTAGGCAGAAGCAATTAGAGTATGAACAAGCTACTGCTGCTTTAGAGTTGCACAACGCTAGGATTACTAATTTTGACCACTCTATAGAGCCAGTCGTCACAGCTGAAGTAGAAAAGCCAGTCATAGTAAAGCCAGTAAAGCCAAGAGCTGTTAGTGTATCGAGCAGAACTAATACAACTAAACGAACTTTTCGTTTTACGGATGACAATGTAAAAGCCTTAAAAGACAAAGTGAATACCTATTACTACGACAACACGGAACCAGTTTTGGCTATTAGGTTCCTATCAAAGAACAGAAAGAGGTATTACAGCATCCACAACAAGCAAGATTTTATTAAAGGAGCTTTAAGGGTGATGTTAGGTGGCACAGATGAAATGAGTGTGCTAACGGCTAGAAGAAAGGCTAGAAGGAATATAGAGTTAATTGCTAACGGCATTAATCCAAATGAAGGTATATCGGCTGGTAGGAAAAAGAAGTCGGTAAAGCAACTGAAGAATGAGACACCACTAGAGGCTGACAAAGACGGTTATGTGGATTACAAAGAGTTTGTTAGTTACAAGTACGATGATTTAGACATATTGGGCATTGCTTTGAAAGAAAACAACGTGCCTGTTAATCAGTGCAAGAAGAAGTTTAAAAATGGTATTTTCAAGGATATAGCAAGGCAAGCGTTAGATATGTGGAAGAACGATGGTAAGACCATAGGTCAGATATGCCACTTACAATTAATGAATGTAGGAACGCCTGATGAAAAACCTTGTTCGATTCCTAACATGCTACTTAGTAGAATACTAAAAGGCATCTGGCACTTTGGAACACAGGAAGAAAAGGATTACATATTTCATAGTAAGAAAGGAGATAAATAATGGAAACGCCATGGGATGATTTAATTGATTATTACAGAAACAAGCATTGTGTAACGTATGTGAAAAAGTATGGTTATGATTATGTTTCTTTGGTTAAGGCTTACACTGAGAAGATGGAAGCGCTTAAATTTAAAGAGGAGTGCGAAAAGGAAGGCACTTTTATAGGTTATGCGAATATGAACGAGATGCCACGGGGCGCTATAGAGAAGTGGATAGAATTACAGGAAGGCGCTAAACTGCCAACTACAAGGTTGCATTAACAATGGAAGGCTATATTAATACCTTGGATTTGTTGTTTGATTCTAATTACAACGTAACAGGTCCTGACGCTTTACGAAGGATAATGAAAAAACATCTGGACGCTAATAAAGACATGCTGGTTGATTCTGAATACGTTATTAATGTTTGGAAGAAAGGGCGTTTAGCTTCTGAGCAGAACGATCTGGCTAGAAAAGCACTGGAGTTGATATGACGGTTGCTGAGGATTTATACTTCATTCTAACAACTTTTATGGACGGTATAGATAGTGTGAATAGCTTGAATAAGTATTACACAGACAATAAACAAGCAGTGGCTACTTTGCGTTCTTTAAGCACCAGACATTACGACCAGCTGATAAATGACTTTAAGACCAGAAAGAAAGAGATTCTAAACGAAGAGGAGGCTATTACAAATGACTGAATACACAGACGCGGTAAGGCGGGTTAAACTTAAATTAGACGTAGAGGAGTGGGGAAAGACTTTAAAGTATTACCACTTTAACGATGGGATAAGAGAAAGGCACTACAATAATGGGAATATAGAGTATGAAGACGTTAGAACAGGCAAGAAATGGAAAGGCAAGGTTGCAGTGAATAGAGAAGATGCGTATATGAACATATGAGAAAAGCAACAGCAATCATAAACCATACGTCAAATGCTGGGTCAACGGGCAAGAAAACAAGCATAGGCAGAAGAAACTTAGGTACCTCTACCATGAACAAGCATAAGAGACGTATGCGTGGTAAATCACGTTATAGGGGTCAGGGATGAAACCTAGATACATAAAGTACGATGAGGGTAAGTTTTTAGGACGACACGGTGAGTTTGATGTCTATTCTAAGATCGTAGACAAAAAGAGCGTTATTGTAGCTCGTTGGGATTCAGCACCATGGGAATACGACTATTTGCCTGTTGAAGAGGTCAAAGAACGCGCCATAGAGCGTATTAAGTGTAAAGAAGGTTATAGCGAAGGTACTAGCGTAACAGCCATGATATGGGGCTATAATGAGTTGCATGGCAGAATCAATATATAAGTTTTACCAGAAAGCACAGTTTTCTGATAAAGACGATTACATCAATAGCATACGCACCACTGAGCGTAATCTGGGCATAATCAATCGTAGGATTAATTCGCTGGATCGCCAAGGAACACCTTGGAAGCTCTACAAAGACGGAAAGCTCTACAGACAGAGTAAGTAGTTTATTTAAAAGGCAGAAATCTAGGCAAGAGAACCAATACCTGTCGATAGTAAATTAAGACTGGATTGTAAATTAGGTGACTCTGTTTTCTTGGGGTCAAACTCAGCATCTGTGCGTCTTATATTTTTTGGGTCAAATATAACGGTTTCATCGCCAACCTTGATTCCATCGTAACCAGCTTTCTTGGCTTGCTTTGACAGTTCATCTGCTCCTTTGCCGCCAACTCTTATGTAATCAGAAAGACTAAATAGCGTGTTGCCTAGGTCTGGGAACACTTCTCTCAATTCATTAAAGGTTTGAGCTTCGTATATTATTTTATCTTTTAAGGCTTTTACTGCTTTTTCTTTTGTTTCGTGAAACTCAACTCCATCACCTCTGTTCATAATTGGCGAATCCAAGGTTTCATCCATGCTTTTTGTTACACCTTGGGAATCTTCATAAACATAAGGCTTTCTTGTTGGGTGTTTTACACTGGCGGTAAATCCTGTAGTGCCATTAGAGTTTTTACCTACCATTACTTTGACGTTTTTATCTACATAGTCGTCAATTTTGTTGATTGTTTTCAGACCTTTCTTTGTTGGTTCGTCCAGCATATCTAGCTTTTCTAATTCTTTTGTCCAAAATTTGAAATATTTTGTGTCTTGCAATTCCCTATTTGAGTTAGCTTTTGTTGGCGACAGGTCTAATAATTTTCCTCTGGTGTAATATTCGCCAACATTAGGACCATACCATGATGCTTCTCCAGACTCACTGGTGAAATAGTGTCCTCTGCCAAAGAAACCTTCGTCACGATCACCTATAAACTTATCATCAAACGCATCAATATCTTTCGAGTGTGTCCCGTGGTAAACGGGTTCGTCTGTACGAAAACCCATTTCCTTTGCTCTTTTCAATCTGCTTGTATTATCTAAGGATTCGATGCCCTTAATCTTGTTTGGTTTTATCCCCGTTAAATCAACTAAAGCCTCTGACTCATCAGAAATAGTGCTTACATAATCACCTATGAAGTCAGAAATAGCATCGCTATTTGCCACCTCTTCAAGTGCTTCATCATAATCTAAACCTTGTTCTATAGCATCGTCAATTAAATTGCTATAACGATCTTCTGCTACATATCTTTTATATCCTTGTAAAGATTCTTCATCCAAATTTTTCCATAGAGCTGGTAAATATCCTTCTATTTTTTCTATAGGTACTTTGTATTCAAGGACGGTTGCGGGTCTTTCTAGGTTGTATGTCTCATATTTTCCACTTAAAGCTCTGTCTAAAGAAGAAGATAAACCACTTTTTTCTGCTTGAGTTAAGGTCTCACCTTCTTTTAATCTTTGCATTGGCAATGAACTGCGCTCTTTAGCCATTTGCTTTGCGTGTTCAAGGTCTGTGGTAAGGCTTTTAATTCCTTCTTCTATCTGCAATGTTTCACCTTCTGGTATGTTTAAATATCTGTATAGAGTTACATTGCCATCTTTGTCCAATAAATCACTTTTTTGTAGATAATCTTTAGAAACATTTTTTAAGTCATAATCATCTACAGTCCTTAAAAGGTTTTTTTGCGTCCAAGGCTCTTTACTGCTGTCTACCCAATCTGTGATGGAGGATATGCTTTCAGCATCAATTTTTGTAGGTTTAAGTGCAGTAATGCCAGCTTTGTCGGCTTTACTGGCAGCTCTCATTGCCGTACCCATAGCTCCTAACCCTTTTGTTAAAAATCCAACTGGCGCTCCAAGTTGGGTTGCGTACAAAGCATCGCCAGCGACTCCCAGTCCTTGCATACTGGCATCGAAGATGTTTCGGTTGGCTATGTTCTCCGACATGGACGGATAAGGTGCATTGGAAAAAGCTTCTGTAACTGGTTGATCGTAAGAAGGTAAGGCTGGGTATTCACCAGCTGCGTCTGCTACTCCAGCGCCGGGAGCCAACATACCAAGAAAATTGGTCATCTGACCAGCGCTTGGGTGGTACTCCATTGAAAGCTCTTGTGTACGTTTTGCTCGATCTACGTTCTCTTGTACTGCCCTCTCTATTGCATCTTTTAGAGACATTAATGCAGTCTATCAAAAATTATTTAAAAGGAGAACCTGTAAACCAGACTATAACAACGTAGCGCTGTCCTTTAGTAACTGGGTTAACTTTGTGTGGAACGAAGGAACTGAAGGCTACAACGTCTCCAGAAGTCCCTTTTAGACACTGCTCCTCTACTCCAGACCTAAAGCAAAGCTCTCCACCTTCATAATCCTCGTTCAATATCAACGACACGCTTATCTTACGTTTCAATGCTTCTTCGTCATTGCCTAGGTCTATGTGGTAATCGTAACCATTAGAAGGTGCTTTATACCTAATTACCTGAGCTTTCTCTATACCATCTATGTTGTAATTAAAATGAGCATTAACGGTATTGGCAATACGCTTGAGTACCTCATAAAGTTTCTTATGCTTAAAGTCGATGAAGTATACGTCCGCATCCCTGTAACTATTATTCTGCACAGCCCTCGTGGATTTCACGATTTTTCCCTTTTTGGGACGTTTGCCCTTAATGAAGTCCATGAAGAGCTTTACGTCAGCTGGCGTGACTTTAGCTCCAGTTATGCCGTGGTTAGGATTCACTTGTTTGTTCATAAATACTCCAATTTTTCTTTAAAACATCCAACCAGTCCTCGAAAGGAATCACGGCGATTTTTTGGTTGTCCACCTCCCAGTCGGTATTGATCGCATGAAGGGGTATACACACTCTGGTTGGTATGCGGTTGAACTTGAAAACCAGCACAGGAATTTCGTTGTCTTTTGCTGAGTCACAAACTTGTCGCCACCACTCTGATTTAAGCCAATTACCTTCTTTGTAATGTTTACACTCAACGGCGTGAAACGGGATTGGAATATCACACTCGCCCGATTGTTGATATTGGTCTAAATTACGCTTGCAAGTTACATCCAAATTATTTTGTGAAAAAAATTCGTTCAGATTTTTAACGACCTCTCTTTCAAACGAAGCTCCTTTGTTGCGTGAGTTGACCATGTGCTGAGTATAACACCAACTCCAAAAGAGTCCCAATATTTATACTTATTTACACAAGGGGTACGATGAGATTTTTTGGTGATTTAGTGCGTGTAACTTAGCTATAACTATAACTATATATCTATCTGTCATTTAGGGGGTGTGAGGGGTCAACAATAATCGTTTTCCAGCAAAAAGCCCGACCCCAAGGGACTCCTACTTTAGTGTTGTGACAGCTGTGCTCACAGTATTGCACATAGTTATAAATAGATGTACAAGTTAATAAAGCTCTAAGCTATTGATTTCATTGGAGTTTTTGAGATTTTGAGAGTTTTTCTGGATTTTTAGACGTTTTGACGGAGAGCGCCCCATTGCTTAGTTATTTCACTTACATGTCCTTATCAGAATAAGTCTCCACATCTGCGCCTAATAGCTTGGACAATCTCTCCTTGATGTCGTCCTTATTCATCGTGTCTAAGTTCGCATTTATGTTAACGCTTTGTGATCTACTGATGTTTAAACCAGCTAATTGATTGAGCTCTTTGATGGCTGACACAGCTGCGTTAAGTTGTCCGCTTTCGTATGCAGTCTCGGTGATCTTCCACAACATCGTGCCAGTCTTGGCTGGAGTTATCGCATACTTCTCAGCTAACTCATCTTGCTTGACTCGTATGGCTTTGGTAACGCTAGGAAAGTCTTTACCGTTTAGCATCTTGTTAGCTGCTACTGCTGGGTACTCGTAACCAGCTCGTCTAGCTGCTTCTGTCTGACTACATGATCCTTCTGTGTAATACCACACAAAAGCTGTCTGCATCTCTGTCAAACCAAACTCTTCGTCCTTCTCAAATTGAGCGGGAGCATCGACTAGCTTAGGTCTTTCTTTCTTTGGTCTTGCCATAGTTCATTTCCTTTTATTCATTCTACCAAGAATAACACTAGAAGAAATCATCCATCTTTCTTTTCATCTTTTCAAACATACTGTTCTTCTCATAAGAAGAGTATTTTTTGTTGAATATCATTCGTGCTTTTTGAGCGTGGTAAGGTTCTTGTAAGAACTCTCTTCTCTCCGTGCTATTCAATCCCCACCATCGATAGAAATTATCGTCATAGCTACGGCTCTCATCATACTTAAATTCAGTCATTAATAGCTCCCATTAAAACCAGCAGTGTACAGTGTGCAGTGTATGGCGGTTTATCTATACCCAATACTAAACCCCTATAAACGCCCATTTATACCGTTATACTACTATATATATTTATTATTATTATAAGTATATACCTAACACTACCTATAAGAGAAAACCCTTTGTTTACTTGGTTTTCTTTACAGTGTACCTTAACCCCTACCTCACCCTGTTTCATGCACTTCACCCTTATTTACTACCGTTTCTTTTAAAAAAGAGTCGGACGTAGTATTTTCGTAACAGTGCAATGAAAGTGAATACACCTGTTTGCACCATCGCCGTTGTCGTCACTGATAGGTCAGCAGCGGTCGTGAAGGTCAGCACAGTGAACGCCACAGGAAAGGACAGTGCGAACCCAATGCCTACGTCAAACAACGCCTCCTTCGCCACTGTCTTGTCAATCATCGTCAATCAAACCCTCCGTAGTTACTGGATGGAATGTCGTCTTGTGGCGTGTCGTAATCTATATCGTAGACTTTCTTTCCATTGGAGCGTCTGGGTTCCACCCCCCGCTCAAAGAGCACCCTCGCTGCGTCTTTAAAATCGGGCATCCTTGGATTTCCAATCCCCAAGTCCCGCAGTAGCTTAGTCATCTGTACAGGCTTTGCGTATTCACTGCCAAAGTTAACGTGTTGCAGCAACAAGTCTTCGACACTGGACTGGGTACGGTAGCCCTCGTTACTATCTTGCAATAGCTCGCGCTCATCGGGGCTTAAAAACCAGTTCTTCTGCCCTTGTACATACAAAGTCTCTTTTACCTCAGCCCACAGTTGCTGCATGTCGATACCGTGATTCACGTTGATGTCAGTGACTGAGATACACCAGAATCTTCGGTTTCCAGAGCTGTCGGTAAGAAATTCTCTTGCGTTAACACTAGCGTAGAACGCTGTGCGCCGTTGATACGTTGTGAAGGCTCTATCATAGGGTAACCTCAGTTCGTCCGTCTTCGCCGTTACAAATGCCTTTAATTGGTCTATATCACTCTTCTTAAAGGTGGATTCGATCTCTCCGAGTTCGACTATCCAGTGGCTGACCGCCCTTTTCACGCTGTCCTTATCACTTGGGTTCAGCGTTGCACCTTCTAATAGCCATCCTGTGTTGTAATCACACAATCTCTTGAACCAAAGCGTTTTACCTAGACCTTGAGCACCTTGGAACACCAATATGCCTTCTAATTCGACACCCTTGGGCTCATAAGCAGCTGCCACACATGAAATTAACCATTTCTTGAGCAACATGTCTTTCAGAGCTGTGGGTGTGCTAGAAGTAATCGTGTCTAGGAATTCTTGTAGCCGTGAAGTGCCATCCCAAGGCTGACCGTCTATCCACTCAATGACAGGATTGTATTCATTAGCCAAAACCTTCAAATAATCTCTAACTCGAGTGTGCGGGACACCCATCTTGATACAGCGGTCTTCTATTTCGACCAAACTCGCTTCTTCCTTCATGTCAGCGATAAACTTAGTGTTGGGTATGTCTATTTCCATTCTCTTCTTAATGACGTTGTAATTGCAATCAATACTGTGTGTCTTCATAACTCCCAATACATTGTCTTTGATGTTCAACATGCGTCCTTTCTCGGATTTTGTAAAATCGACTTCTGTGGGGACATCGATATTCTGTAGTGCGGGCAATACTTCACCACTGACCACCCTATGGTCGTTGTAATCGCCTTTTGTTTCTGGCATGTGTACCTCAGCCATACCTTTGTTCTTAGTGATCCATTTACAGGCTTTAACAGCTTCCTTTTCACCCGTTTGACTGTCATCGTTGTCCGCTATAAAGATATGCTTACGGTCTTTCAGTGTTTCAAAGACGGTTTCTGCTACCGCAGATAGGTTGTAAGCATCGAAAGCGACAAAGACAGGTAATGACATATCTTTGTGTACAGAAGCAGCCGTAGCGTAACCTTCTGCGTAATAAATGGTGTCTGCCGACTTGAGTATCTCTTGTCCTAATATAAAAAAGCTACCGCTTTTTTTAGAACCAGTGAGGAAACGCTTGGTGCCATCGTCATTGATATATTGTAGACCTACCACCGATAGATTGATGTCCAACAGTGGGATCATCAACAAACCTTTTTCGTCTTGACGCAAACCATAAGACAATACTTGTTTGCGTTCTAAATAAGCATGACGTTCACAAGGAACAGCGCCATCCCAGATACCTTGAGCACGTTTAGCAGCTTTGCTGTACTTAGCAGCCTTTTTAATCTCTACTTCTTTCTGTAGTAGTTCTATCTCTTCACGTTCTGCTTTAGTAATGGTCTGGCGCTTTCTATTTTCTGGTTTCCAGATCGCTGTCGGTTGGTCCATTGAGATACGATAGTCTCCCACTCGACCAAAGGGGACACTTTGCTCTATCCAGAGCTGGTACCAACCAGACAGCTTTCTTTCACCACCAAGATTGACGTAAGCTCTTCCGATGCTTCCATCAACCACCAATCCTGTTTTCGGGTCAGGTTCCATGCCTTGTTCTTGCATGAAACTTAAAAATTGTGCTTGGTAATCTGAGGTTAAGGGTCGGTCGAAGTTTTTGGTGTTAGGTCTGCTTATTTTCAAGGTCGTATCTCACTATTGCTATGTTTATAAAAAACTGTATAATCCTACACTAATTTACAATTAAATCAAATCAAAAAATGGAGGAAATATTGTGAGTATAAAAATAACAGCAAGTGGCGGTGACTTTGAACCATTGCCAGAAGGTAACTACACAGCGATATGTTATAAGATCGTTGACCAAGGTACAAGAGAGGAACAGTTCAAAGATAATCCCAAGAAAAAAAGACATACATTAAATGTGTCTTGGGAAATACCATCGGAGAAAATGGCAGACGGTAGACCCATGAGTATATCTAAAACCTACACGGTTTCTCTGAATGAGAACGCTACTTTGTACAAAGACTTAGTAACGTGGCGTGGAACTTCCTTTACTAAGGAAGAACTCGAGGGTTTTGAAATAGACAAGATGATAGGTGCTCCAGCTACTTTAGAAGTAGAGCACGTTAATGAAAAGGCAAGAATCAAAGCTATATTTAAACCAGACGAGTTTAAAAAGACAGCCACACAAAATGATCCAATCATCTTTGACCTTAATCTTTACTGCGATGAGTTCAACGGCAACACATCAAAAGAAACCAAAGAAATGTGCGATGTATTTGACTCATTACCTGAGTGGCAACAGACTTTGATTGAAGAGAGTTTTGAATTGTTAGCCGCTAAAGACGGCGATGATGCAGAAGAGACTTCTTCTAGCGGAGAAGGGTTGGCTGACTTAGCCAACGACAAAAAGGAGGATGAAACCATTCCCTTTTAACTTCCAAGGGTGGCTCGGTTTATCATCACACTTATACACCTCCAAGAGTCGCCCGAGGAAATTTAAGGATATAGGACGCAAAAAGAAATGAGCGATTCAATAGACTTAGTTAATGCACCGCCTCACTATACCTCTAGTGAGGTTGAGTGTATTGATTACATCAAACAACAATTAGGACCAAACTTTAAATACTATTTGGAGGGTGCCTGTATAAAATATATGCACAGATATAAGTACAAAAACAAACCGTTGGAAGACTTAAAGAAACACAGGTTTTATTTAGATAAGCTAATACAAGAAGTAGAAATGGAGTCACCATTTTGAGTGAAGGAATAAAGTACACAGTTTACCCACTACCTTCTGCCCTTATGTTAGAGCACCAGTTAACCGAGCAAACGGTTAACGCATTAAATAAATACCTGAACAAATTAAAGAAAGACGACAACAAGAAATCACACGCCGATCATTTGGTTGGTCAAATAAACCAAGGTGAGCAACTGTTCATGGACTACAAGACCGAAGAATTAAAACCATTCGTGGGACTGGTCGAAACGCTCGCTGTGAATTACATTCAGCAATTTGTGAAAATGGTGGGAGCGAATGTCAGACCCAAGCACATTAATATAGATGATCTTTGGTCGGTGCACAGCTATGAGGGTGACTTCAACCCTATCCATGACCATGGCACATCTTCGCTGATGGGAATTTCATTCACCACATGGACTATGGTGCCACCACAGATAGCAGAGTTAGGTAAGAACGCTGATTTATACAATTCATCAGGAGCCGTAAACGGCTACTTAAACTTCGTTTATGGACTGAATCAGATATTAGACCCTGAGCGTCTAAGACCTTCACAGTCAAGAATAGTTAGACCAGAGGTAGGTAAGCTACTGATGTTTCCTTCTTGGCTACAGCACAGCGTCTATCCTTTCTTTGGTGAAGGTGAGCGCAGAACCGTGGCTGGCAATATCAACTGCTGGGATGTTCCAGAAGAAGAAATGGAGGAGATAGATGATGGAGTTTAAAGAAGGTGTGTATGAAGACATGCCGTTTGAAGAGTACAACGAGATACCAGCGTATAGAGCGTCTGATCTAAAAGATGTAGATAAATGTATATACAGCTGGAAAAATAAAAAAGGTTTTGAGGAATCACCAGCCCTGTTAGAAGGTCGAGTGCAACACACGGTATTCTTAGAGCTACACAACTTTGATAAAGAGTTCATTATAGAGCCTAAATTTGACCGCAGAACGAAGGATGGCAAGGCAGCATACGCTGAATTTAAAGAACAAGTAGGTAACCTAACCCCTATATCAGAAACGCTTTACGATGTCTGTATGGAGCGCAGAGAGATAATAGCCGACCTAATACCAGACGGAGAGAATGACAAGACTGAGCTGACTTTGTGTTATCAACTCTATAACCAGCCATTTAAGTCACGTTTAGACTGGTATGATGGCAAGAGGGTGTGGGATTTAAAAACGTGCCGTGATGCGTCTCCTAGAGGCTTTAAAACGGCTATTAATAGCTTTCGTTACCACATGCAAGCATCTTTATACATTGATGCGTGTCGTGCGGTTGGTTTGCCAGTAGAAGGTTTTTCTTTCTTAGCACAGGAAAAAGCACAACCTTATCCTTACGTTGTGTATGAAATGTCAGACGAAGCTATCAAGTATGGACAAGCTAAGAACGAACAAGCATTACATGCAATGCTAGAAGCAGAAAAATCTGGGGAGTATCTTCCTTATAACGTAAAAGGAACACAGGTAGTAGAGTTAACCGATCTATGGTAAGTCGTTCTCTATAAACCACTGCACTCGTTTCCTATCGTATAACCAAAAGACCAACAGATAACGGTCGCCCATTTCTATAGGTAGACCTCGGTGCATTTGTGTAAAGCTGGGAAAAATAAGTGCGTGTCCTGTAGGCAACGGATCGACTTCACCGTAATTATGAAACTCAGTACCGCCACCTTCATACTTACCAGTATTAAGCGGTACCACCACACTAATATCAGAAGAATCGTCATGGTGCCAGTTGCCTTGTTGTTTATCTTTTAAATTGTAATTAGCTATTTGGACAGAAGCTATATCTCCACAGTTGCGTTGCCAGATAGAAAAGAAGATAGGATTTAATATCGTCCTAACGATAAACCACATGTTGCGATGTAGCTCAGGCACCTTTTCTTTTAAAACGATTTCAGGTATCTGTCTCAGCTCATCTTCATCTTCGTTGGTTTCAAAATTAATGTTCTTGATCTCATCAAGTAACATCTTACAAAACTGTCTTCTGAATAAAGGTATCTTGTAGATGTCAGGGTGTATTTTCTTTAGCTGTTTATTGATAGGTGTCTTCTGCATCTTACCAACACCGTCCTGTCCAGTGAACTTAGCTATGATTGGTAGTGATTCTTGTACTGCGTTATAGGTACTATGAGATATACCCCAATGCGATTGCATAGAGAGAAGATAGTTTTTTAATTGATATTCGTCTGCCACACAATAAGTTTATCATGTGGCAATTTAGATTGTTAGCGTGTCGTTAAACTGTCGTTTTTATAAAAGGATAATTTAATTCAGATTTAGACCAATACTTATCTCCTTTATACAGATAACAAGTAAAGCCATTATTAATTAGATACTCTTCCATCACTCACCTCCTTTTTTTTATTCTACTCTGTCGTGTATTGGTACAGGACCTAACCCGTAAACATTGCCAATGTCCTCACCCATTAATTCTCTGCATTTGTCGCCGAATCTTGAGTCAGAAGTAGAAGCAAAGTTACCACCAAAAGAGGTAGCCTTATCTAATTTTGACTCAGGCACTATTTTTAAAGAACACCCAAACCCAAATTCTTGTTTAATCAATTTTGCTGCTGGATAATCTTCACAAGGATTGAAAGGTCCATCCACATTGGTCACACAAAACCCTTTGACGTAAGAAGACTCACCACCATTTGTGCAATCTTCTCCGTAAAACAAGTCGTCTGGATGTTCTCTTTGTGTATAAATATCAACATACATTCCCATTACGCCACCCCCACTATTTTTAATATGTAACCAACAAAGCTGATTACTGCTTCAACTATATAAATACTAGCCACCATGTTTATCATGGCAACACTAATACTGTGTCTTTCTAAATAATTCATAGCTCTAACCACTTTTTCCTCCTTCTTTTTTGTTTTTAATTATCACCACATATTTATTATACACTTTTGTATACAAATGTACAACTATTTACACATATATATTTAATTAATATTTATACTGTAAAATGTTGTAAATATCTGTATCTTTCTATACAATGCTACCGACATGAATGAAAATGTAGACATAGAAAAGGAAATAAAATATCCAAAAGGACGCAAAAGCCTAGCGGTAGACGTTGACACTTATAATATGTTGCAAGACATTTGCAACGATCAAAGGCGATCAAAAATAGACCAGCTGAAGATATTAATAGAAGCTGCTCACGGAAAGATCAACAAAAGTGTAGCTGACCGAGAGTTTGCGTAATGCTTGGAAGATTATTTAAAAAGAAACAGGTTCCCGTTTCTTACCAGATAGAACACCCTAGTGAAATAGTGGAGTTGTTTGGTCGTTTAACCTTGCATCATCAAACAGCACTGCTTAGATTGATGTCTCGCAATATTGTTTTCACCATAGACGGCGAAACCGTAATGGGTTATGAAATGGATTTTAATGTGAAAGGTGCGATGATTGAAGCCACCACAGACGAAATCTTAGACCAACCCAGCGATACCGCCTAGCTGTCTCCTCATAGCAATCTCTCTGTCCTTCTCATCTGGAATGATGGTTGGGGACAACATCTCTGTAGGTGTTAAGTCGGTAGAAGCCTGTGGAGGTTGTATGTCAATAGAAGTATTTGGAGAAAGTTCCTGTATCTGTCTTTCTATATCCTGTATATAGTCACCTCTTTGTTCACCTGTGTATGGTTTCTCAGAAGGCTCTGTAATGGTTTCTACACCTTCAGCACCACCTCTTAGAAGTGATTGTTTTGCGCCAAATTCTTTTGCATTGTAATGGTTAAAAACATCATCTAAGGTTTTAGCTGCGTTGGGGTCATCTAATAAAACATCAGTCATAGCTTCAAAGTATTTATCTCTTTGTTTGGCTGAGATGTTAGCTACCAGATCATCGCCTATCGTGCCTGTTAAAATTTTACCGGGCAACCTTCCAGTTGCTAAAAATAATTTAAGAGCATTGGTTCCAGCACCAAGAGCTTCTTGAGCTAGTTTTTCAGCTTCCGCACCTAAAGGTTGTGTTGGTGAACCTCCCGGTGGTACAGAAAAGGCTTTGCCAACCAACTCATTCATACGATAAAAGTTTGTGTATTCTTCTGGAGAAAGCATTTCTTTCATCATTTTCTCTACTTTAGGATCAAGGAAATATTTTTGAAAACCGGGCAATCCCTTTTGTAAATTACCTAACCTAGAATATTTATCCAGCTGACCTAAAATAAATTGTTTCTTTACGTCCTGAAAGAGATCAGGGTCAGCTTTTTGTAAAAGCCTCCTAGCGTTTCTTAAAGACTTAATTGATACATCTGGGTCAAATAAATTTTTCATAGCATTAGCAGTCTGCTTGTCAGTCATCATCTTGCTAAACTTACCAATAACACTCTTCTCAACCAGTTGCAATGAAGGTCTAGTGGGGTCATACACCCTTCTAGCCAAAGCATATAAAGGCTCTGCCTCATCCATTAATGTAGTCAAATCATCTCTTAATCCAAGCAACATGCCAAAGTCACCAGTGCCTTCGTCTTGTGTGCTTTTAATAATCTTTTGCATAGAGCTTGTTCTTCTTGCATCCAATGTTGCAAGATCGTCAATCAAAGCTCCATCTGCATCAAACAAAGTTTTTCTAAACTGTTGTAATACTTTTACAGTATTAGGGTCAGGCTCTATCGTTCTTATAACATTGCCACTTGAATCTAAAATTTCTCCAGCTATCTTGCTATCTATGGTGTCTACAAAGGATTGTACGTTGTTAACTTTAATTCCTTCTGGAGCTTCTTTTATAATAGTGTAAAGCCTTGTGGCTCTTTCTTTCCTTCTTCTTGTTAGCTCCTCTAAAACCGAGTTGCCAGCATCTTTGATTCTGGTGTTTATATCCCCTACGGTTTTACCAGAACCGAAAGAATCAGCCATGTCTCTAATAGCAGCCGATACTTGTGCAGCCTGACTATCGTAAAACTGTGTGATTTTGGTTATTTCAGGTTGGCGACTTAGAAAATATTGTAATTGCTGTCCTCTTGATCCTATTCTTCCAGCCTGTGCTGAGGTTAAATCAAAACCAAGTCGCTTTGCTTCCTGTATAGTTTCATCTGTACTGCCTCTAAGATTTATTAGGTACTGTAGTGCGTCTTGGTTGCCTTTAAATTTATTAACCAACCTAGCTGTACCGACAGTGCCAGTGCCAAACGGTATTAAAGAAAAGGCTGATGAAACTTTTAAATCTCTTATGGCAGCTGCTATTTCTTCAGGAGGTGCGTTGTAAAACATATCAATCATACCTTCTCGACCAGCTCTAGCTCCGCCACCAAATAAAGCGGTACCGCCCATACCACCTATAGCTGTGGAGCCTAATATAATTGCACCTTTAGCATAAGGATGAGA